CACTTGTTTGCTCACTTGTTTGCTCGGTAGATTGGTAACTACCATATTTACAGATAGTTATTAGTGTAAATTTGTTTGTCGTTTTTCGTAATATAGCACCGCTTTTCTCTAGAATTTCCAATTTTCTTCTTACACTTATTACTGGTATTCCTGTTTCTTCGCTTATGTTTCTTACAGACGTCACAAACTCACCTCTACGGATATTAAAATATTTCCATTTCTTATCCCTATCATTTGCAGATACAATCAGATGATAAAACAAATGAACGACTTGAGAGTCTTTGTACCACTCCCATTCTTTTATTTTTCTATGTAATTTAATCCATCCACTTGTCATATTAATAAGGTTCTTTTGTTAATTCAATATTCAACTTATTATCAGCAATATATACAACTTTTCCTGTAGCTTTAGTTATACATTGCTTAAACTCGTCTGCACGGCTATTATTTGAGCTTAAATGAAGTAAAACTATCTCCTTTGTTTGGCTCAAATCGCTCTCCATTAAAACACGCTTACAAGTGCTTAATTCCATGTGACTAATCGCTAATCGATTACCCATTTCAGCGTGAATAACTCCACTTTCAATATTATAATTTAAAACGTCACTTGAATAGTTACATTCTATCATTATATGGTCTAATTGTGGTAGCTCATCTTCTATGTCTGCGGTGTCTGTGGCAAACAGTAAACGCCCCATTTCTACATGCTCTATAATAAACCCAACACATGGTACATCGTGGTTCATTTGCAATACAAATATTTTAAAATCCCCAACAATGTAGCCGTGCATCGGTTCAATAACTTTGCAGAAAGGCTTGTTTTTTAAGCTCTGTGACGCAAAGACATCTTCGATTGATAGAACTCTAACACCATACTTTAAAAAGCTTTGGAGAGCTTTTGCATGGTCTTGGTGTCTATGAGAAACTAAACAGCAAACAACATCTTTAAAGCTAAAATTCAACGCTTCTTGAATTTGCTTAAACATTATGCCACACTCTATGATTAGTTTTTTGCCGTTATTAGCTTCCAAGATGTAGCAATTTCCTTTACTACCTGAACTTAGACATTTTAGTTTCATGCTTTAGCTCTCCAACTGTTTTAATTAGTATTGTGGTTGTTCTTCTTCTGTAGCTGGAGCTTCGGTTTTAATCTCGCCTGTCTCCGTGTCTACTTTCTCATACTGCGTTTCGTCAAGCATGATAGGCTTTCTTTCTTCTGCTTGAACAGTGATAATTTGCTGTTGTGGTGTATCTGTATTATCTTTAGAAATTGCATCTTGCATTTCTACAGAGAGATAACCATACTTAGATAGCAAGCGTCTTACAACTGTCTTTAAACCCATGTCGTTGAAATTACCCTCCCAACCTACCTTTGTACTTGCTTGGTTGGTTTGTGCAGCCTTAATCAAATCTTCTACTTGTGGCTTGTTTTTGCCTTTGAATGATGGCGAATAGCGAAGAGCGTAGTTTGCCATATCTTCAACACTCACATAAAGGGTTTTAGAAAAGCCATTGAGTAGCTCAAAATAGCAGAAATAACCCACAATTTTGTCCGATTTCTTTTCACCATCGAAAGCAATTTCACCTGTAAGCTTGTTCACTTTGCGAAGTTCACCCTCATAGACAAAGTCTGCGTTGATTGTTTTATATTGACCTGTACGCATTGCCAATTGGATGTAGCCTTTATAGCCTGGAATAAAGGTTGGTGTAGGGACTTTAGTCCAAGTTCCATCAGGGTTTTTTACATTATTGTTAAAGACGATGATGTAAGAAAAACCCAATGCTTTGTTTAGCGGTAGTCGCAAAGTAGCAGCTCTTAAAGCTTCTGCTACAATTAGTGATGGTTGACAAGCTTGTAACGATTTGTCACCTGTATAAAGGTCAATTAAAGACGCCACAAAAGCGTCTTTATGTTCACCTAAAGCATTACCAAATTGAGATTGCACAGATGGTGCATTGATAACCGACTTAAGTATGTCTATTGGTCGGTCTTGTTTTGTTGCTAATTCTGTTGACATAGTTGTTTTATTTAACTGTTATTGTTTCGTTATCACTCACATACAAGCGGATTTGCTGTCCTTGAGTAGGTATGATATTTTGCACGCTTTCGCAATTATCGATAAAGATTGGAGCACAGATGTTTTTGCTTTTGCAAATGGTATTGATAATGTCAAGTCCAACGGTGTAAGTAGCAGCTTTGTTTAACATGTTGTAAGGAACACCATCTAAAACAGCTTCGCAAGTTTCATATTCACCGCCATTGATTTGAGTTTCAAACATCTTAAACTTGACATGCTCAAACATGCTGTTGATTTTCTCCTCCACCGCTTCAACTCTTGCTTTTGAGAATTTTTGAATTGTGAACTCAATGCCCTCGAGTTGAGCAAGCTCTTCTGCTTGGTTTTGCATCATCGTTTCAAGTTCTGAAATGCGCTTATTGCAAGCATCTATAGTTTCTTTTGTGCGAAGAGTGAAAGTAATAGTTTGAATGTCTTTGCTTAGTTCATCTTTACGCTGTCTTAGCTCTATATCGCTTGTTGTCTTCATCTCGCTATTAGCCTCATCTTGCAACTTAATAATCTTGTTTTGCAACTCGATATATTTTGCATCTGACTTGATAGCATCTGAATTATCAGGTAGCAAAATTTCTTCTTTCAATATTGGGTTTGCTTGCTTTTCTTCGATACTTGCAATAGTATTTTGAAGTTCATCGTTTAGCTTTGCAATCTCGTTTTGCAAACCCTCCATTGTCGTTTTATTATTTAAGCCTGCCTTATTGTTTTCTGCAAGATGCTTAGCTTTATTCTCGTTAAAGCGTTCTGTTAGCTCGGTTTGCTTTGTTTGAATTTCTTCCACCTCAAAGTGTCTATGACAAGTAGGACAAACGAACTCATCCTCACTGAAACTTATCTTTTGAGCATTGATTTCTTTCCACTCATTAATAAGTTTCTCACGCTTATCTTTACAGAGAGCTATCATTTCTTCTTTTGCTTTGATTAGATTGCTTAACTCTCTCTTTCTCGCTTCTAACTTAGCAAGCTCATCAATGAATTGTTGTTTTGCTTCTTTCCTTGAGTGGTAAGCTCGCAAATCTGCACTTTGTAACTCCATTTCATAGTTATAGAGTTCTGTTTTTACAGCATTCATTTCTTTTACTTTTTGTAAACGCTCTTGCTGGCTAGCTTCATAAGCTTTTGAAATGTCTAAAAGCTGACTTTCAATAGCTTTTAACTCGCTTTCTTTTGATGCTCTTTCTTCTTCGAGTTCAGCCCAATTTCTACTCTCGGGCATATCTCTCATACGTTCATCGATACGTTCAGGAATAGAATCTAACTCGCTCTTTATTCTGCGTTTCTTTGATGAAATTTCTTTCTTATACTCTTCCATCTTTTTACCTGTTAGATTTTTAAGCAAGCTTTCAAAATCCTTATTTCCTTTTGCCACATCCTCATCAGAAATTTTGCCTGCCATGTCAAAAAGCATTGCTCGTTGAACTTCCATTTTTTGAGAAGTGAAATGAAAAGGATTGGTGATGAACTTAAAGATTTGCTCGGGGCAAATTGCATCGATAGCTTCGTTCCACTCTTTTACGCTCATTGGAACATCGTTATAATAGCGTTCTTCCTCGTTTCCTGTGAAAACTTCCTCCGATGTACCACGTTTTCTCACCCACTTCTCATTGAGTTTGCGAACAAGTGTAATAGTTTCACCATCAACGACTAACACACCTCTAACTTCATGTGCTATTTTTGGTATGATAACGCCATTTTGGTCGTAGGTTTTAACATCAAAAACTTTGCGACTATTGCTATCTTTACCAAAAAGAAGCCAAGTAAACGCATCGAAAATGGTTGTTTTACCAATTCCGTTTTTGCCTAAAATACTACTACACACATCGTTAAAATCGATAGTGAGCTGTCTAATTCCCTTGAAGTTTACAAGAGATAAGCTTTTTAATAAAATTGTTTTCATTTCTTTATATTGTTTTTTATCCAACTTTCATAATTTCTAATACTTTGCTTATATTGAAGACCAATTTACGACCATCTCGATGTGTCGCCTTGTCAAATCTTCCACTTTTAATCTTTCTATTTGCTGTTGGAATTGAGCAATTTAGAAGTTGTGCAAAGCCTGCAACACCATAAACAAATTGAGGTTCTTTTTGCTTGGTGTCACTTTCAAATAAAGAACTCTTTGAAGCGTTTATTAAAACCTCCAAGAACTCACCAACTGTCATGTCGATAATTCTTTTATTCAAAGTTTCTTTTGTCTTTTCTGCTTCTTCGAGCAACGCTCTTGACATCATAATTAATCCTCCTTAATTAATTGTTCTAACTCGGGTAATTTGCCGTCTTTTGACCACTTTAAGAATAGCTTTGTATAAGCAAAAGCAGCGCAAAAGCCTATCACTTTCGATGTAATTAATGTCACCCACCAATTCTCATGTGAACGTGGTACTGACAAAATTCCTACGATTGCAACAAAAGCGATAATCATTAATGTTTGGTATCGCCAATTCTTTAATAATGCTATCATTTTATAGTTGATTTGTTTGTTTTTATTTCATTTTATCGGTGAAAAGATGTAGTGTTGAAAGATTAAAAGAAATAAGCACCATCTTCACAGACAGTGCTTATTGCCAATGTTACGCCAAACATTTAATCATTAAACTAATTTAAACCATAAATAACTATTAACCTATGTATCATCTTTCTCCGTTGAGTGACTATTGCTGGAATCGAGCCAACACGAAATGACCTCATATAGCCTCATCTAGTCGACGTTGAGAACGTTTAGGTGGTTATTGCCTGTAGCCTATTAACTTCACTTCTTGCTATATATTGGTTAAGGTGCTCAAAACAGCCTTGCAAGTTCGGTGCTCCTAGATTTTTTTTGTTTTTTTGCTTAATCTTTTGTAGTGAGATTGTACACTTTTACCAATTCAGTTTCAACTCCATTGTATTTTTTGAGAGCTGTTTGCCTTATCATTTCTGATAAATCAGAGTTCACTGTTCTAAAGGCTAGCGCATCATAAATACACTTCGGTTTTATCTTAAATTCAACAGACAATTTCAATAAATCATCTCTTGATATTTTTATTATTGGTATTTTTCTTGTAATTCTCATTTCTATGTACTATATTTGCAATTGTATTTATTACGAAGTGTTTCGTATTTGATTACGTTTGCAAAGATAAAGCAAAATGATTAATCTACAAAACAAAAATCAAGCAAAATGGTTGATTTTAACTTTTATTAAATAATAAATTATGGCAAAATTAGAAGATGATTTGCGTAAATTCTTTGATAGTCAAAAGATTACACAAAAAGATATAGCAAATAGGCTAGGCGTTTCCACTGCTTATATTAATTCATTATTTAAGGGTAAAAGAGCTTTTGGAAAGGAACAAGCGGAAATTTGGGCTAATCATTTTGGTTTATCTCCTGCATGGCTTTTGACAGGTGAGGGCGAAATGCTTAAAACCAATATGCAAGATGACCAAATAAAAGAAATACCACTTGAGGAAGCTCATAATTATCCCGATGGGTCGCTGATTCCTTATTTTGGAGAAACGCAAACCAAAGGAGGATTAGACAACTATCAAGTACCAACAGATATAGTTGAATATCCAACATCAATGATAAAAGCTGGTGATATTTTTATCAAAGCAACATCAGCCATTAAGCATATAGGTGAAAGCATGGCAGAATATCCATCAGGATGCGTTTTATTTTGCCGTCAAGTTGAAGATATGTCACTACTTGTAAATGGTTCAATATATGTCATTGAAACAAGCGAATATCGAGTAACAAAGAAAATACACAACCTAAAAGATGCGATTAGAGCTTACTCAACTAACACTGAAACATACCCCGATGGTGCACTAGTTTACGCACCTTTCGACATTCCAAAATCAAAAATAAGGAGAATGCACAAAGTTTTAGGCTATTCGTGCAAAGTGGAATAAATAATAAAATAAGACAATGGAAGTAAATAATAATGATAATATGCTCATCTATCAGTCAGAAGATGGGAAAATAAAAATAGATGTCAAGTTTGAAAAAGAAACAGTGTGGCTGTCATTAGACCAAATGGCAGCTCTTTTTGGACGTGACAAATCTACTGTCTCACGACATATTAAGAATGTTTTTGAGGAGGGAGAATTACAACTTTCTTCAGTTGTTGCAAATTTTGCAACAACTGCAACGGATGGGAAAACTTATCAAGTAGATTATTACAATCTTGATGTTATAATCTCGGTAGGCTATAGAGTAAAATCACAACAAGGTACTCAATTTCGCATTTGGGCAACACAACGACTAAAAGAATA